GACGGGCTGGCTGCCGAGCGAATGGTCAGAGGCTCAAAGGACTCGCTGCTGGTATCGCTGGTTCGATGCCGCAATCCCGGCGACACGGCCCAGCCTCGACGAACGCTACCGCTATGCGAACGACCGCGACCATGTCCGCTGGTAGGGTCGCACTAAAGGCCGCTGAGTTCATCGCGACCGCTCTAACTGTAGCGGTGTTCGTGACGACCGGCGAAACGCTGATCTGCTGGTGGCTGATCCGTGGACGAGACTGAGCTGGGCAGGGCCATGGATGATCTGGCGCGACGCCTGCTGAATGCCATTCTAGGCACAGCCCTCGATCCGGTCAAATCAGAAGCCGACCATTTCTACACCTGCCAGCAATGCGGCCAGGCAGTGGATTACCGCAAGCTCGGGGACGTGCTTCACCACGAAGACGAAGGCCACAAGCCGATTCCGACAAATTAGCCCGAAACTGCCCACCCGATAGCGGGAGCAGAAAGCGAGGGACGCAATGACCGTTTACAAGCTCGCGAAGACGCATCCAGACTGGCAGGCGTTCGCAACGATTGTGGACGGCGAGGTTCGAGTGTGGCGGGTCCGCATCAATGGCTGAAGACACAGCCGCTGTTCGCCAGACAATCATCGAAGAGCTGGAAAAGGGTAGAAGCCTCCTGTCGATCTGCAAAGACGCAGGAATGCCGAGCCGCGAAGCTGTCCGGCTTTGGCAGAAAGCGGACGAGGCGTTCGATTTGGCAATTACGCGCGCACGCGAGGACGGTTTTTACTATCTGGCGGAACAAGCGAGGATCAAGGCGCAGACGGCCGAGGACGCGGCTAAGGGTCGCTTGGCCTTTGATGCCGACCGCTGGTATCTCGGCAAGCTCAGCAACGCCTTCAGCGACAACAAGGCGCAAAAGCACGAGGTCACGCACGATCTAAGCGACAAGGCGAGGGCGTGGCTGGGCCTGGGTTCCTAGACCTTTGCGCGGAGCGCTGGCCTGACAAGCTGGCGAGACTGCGCGGCGGGTTCTACACCATCAAGGACAAGACCGGCGCCGAAGTCCCGTTCGTGATGAACGAGGATCAAGAGCACTTCATGGACGAGCGCCACGGCCTCGATATTGTTCTCAAGGCCCGCCAGAAGGGATTCACGACGGTTATCCAGCTCGACATGCTGGACGACTGTTTGTTCAAGCCGAACACGTCCGCCGGCGTCATTGCTCACAACCTACAGGACGCCGAGGCGTTCTTCGCCGACAAGATCAAGTTTGCTTACGACAATCTGCCGGACGAGCTCAGGGCCGTCGTGAGCGCTACCAGTGACACGGTTAGGAGCCTGAAGTTCAGCAACGGCTCCTCGATCCGGGTGGGCACATCGCTACGCTCTGGCACGCTCCAACGCCTTCACGTTTCGGAATACGGCAAGCTCTGCGCCAAGTTTCCCGAGAAGGCGCGAGAGGTAAAGACTGGCGCGTTCAACACTGTGGCGCCTGGTCAGCAGATCACGGTGGAATCAACGGCTGAGGGTCAGTCGGGCGACTTTCACGCCATGACGACAGCGGCGCAGAACAGGGAATTGAAGGGCGACCCGCTGACCGCGATGGACTGGAAGTTCCACTTCGCGCCGTGGTGGACGAGCCCCGAATACACCCTCGATGCCGATGTGATCGAGACGGCGGAAATGCAGGCGTATTTCGCCAAGCTTGAAGGCGAAGGCATCCACCTGACCCGTGAACAGCGGGCTTGGTATATTAAGAAGGCCGAGGAGCAGGGCGAGGACATCAAGCGCGAGTTCCCCTCCACTCCGAAGGAGGCGTTCGAGGCATCGATCGAGGGGGCATATTTCTCGACCGAAATGCGAAAGATGCGCGAACAGGGCCGCATCTGCCGTATTCCGATCCTCAACAAGCCGGTGGACGTTTACTGGGATCTTGGCGTCGGTGACGCGATGGCTTTGACCTTCAAGCAGCAGCTGGGGGCCGAAGAGCGGATCATCGACTATTACGAGAACAGCGGCGAAGGCTTCGAGCATTACGCCCGCTACCTCAACAGCAAGGACTACATCTACGGCCGCCACTACTTCCCGCATGACGGGGACCAGCGCTCACTGGGCGCGGTTGCGAAGACCAAGAAGGAATGGGCCGAAGAGGCGGGCATCAGGCCCATCTCGATCGTCCCTCGCATCGCCACTGAGGCAGCGGGGATCGAGGCATCACGGGCCATGTTGCCGAGCGTATGGATCGATGAAGAGCGGTGCGCCCGCCTGATCCAGTGCCTCGACAACTACCGCAAGGACTGGGACGACAAGCTGGCGACGTGGAAATCCACGGCGCGGCACGATGAGTTTAGCCACGGCTACAAGTCGTTCGAGACGGCGGCGGTAGCGCCCAAGGCGGCATTTGCGGGCGGTAAGATCAATTACAGCAAGGGAGGCGTGGTTTGATCGACAATCGCGAGCTCCTGTCCTTCCTCCAGCGCGAGGAAGAAAACTCATTCGACGGGACACTGCTCCAGGAAGTCGAGACCGCGCTCAAGGCTTATAACGGCGAGCCCTATGGCGACGAAGAGGATGGCCGCTCTCAAGTAGTGGCCCGCGATGTAGCCGAAACCACGGATTACATGCTCACGTCGGTCCTGGACGCGTTTGTGTCGTCGGGGCGGGTGGTCGAGTTCGAGCCTACGGACGAGGCGCAAGAGGATGTGTGCGATGACGCCACGGAGGCGATGCACTACCTCTATCGGAGGAAGTCGGGCTATCGCCTGATCCATGACTGGGCGAAGGGCGGGCTGCTCGAAAAGATCGCGATTGTTAAGTCCTGCGTCGAGCGCAAGCGGAAGCGCGTCGAGCGCGACGTTCCGACGATTTTCCTGCCTGACAACGAGGACGAGCTAAGGGCCGCCGGCATAATCGCGGCTGACCAAATCGACGAAGAGACGCACCGCATTGCGACCATCGAGGAGTCGCCGGCGACGTTCCCGGATTATTTCGTGCCGCAGGAAGAGTTCCGCGTATCGCGCGACGCGCGGGATTTGGATAGCTCGGTCTATAACGCGCACATCTCCGAGAAGCTGGTTTCCGAACTGGTCGAGATGGGTTTCGACTATGACGAAGTCGCAAACCTTCAGGACGGCGGCAACAATGCCACGGTAGGCTTCGCCCGCGATGATGGGCGCGAGACGCTTAGGGACGACCGCACTGGCGCGCTCCGCAAGGTGTGGCTGCTGGAGGAATATGTCCTCTATGACCTGAACGGCGACGGCATTGCCGAGCGGCTGTGCATCCATCGGGTCGGAAACCACATCCTGTCGATTGAAGAGGTGGATTACCAGCCCTTCGAATTCTGGTGCCCGTTCCCGATGCAGGGCCGGCTCATTGGTCAATCGCTGGCCGACAAGACCGTGGACATCCAACGCGTGAACACCGCGCTTGAGCGGAACGGGCTGGACTCGCTCTACATGTCCGTTGCTCCTGGGACGCTGGTTCACGAGGATTCAATCGGCGACAACACGATTGAGGATTTGCTGACCGTTCGCCCGCGCCGGATCGTTCGGTGGAAGGGCAGCGTCGAGCCCCAGCCCGAGACGGTCCAGGATATTAGCCAGATCGCGTTTCAGGCGATCGAGTTCAAGACGCGCCAGCGTGAGAGCCGCACGGGCATTACCCGCCTCAACAAGGGCGTGGACGAAGACACGCTCAACGACACGGCCAAGGGACAGGCGCAGCTCATGGCGCGCGGGCAGCAGATGGAGCGCTACATCATCCGCAACTTCGCGGAAGGCGTGGCCCGGCTGTTCATGAAGAAGGTTGGCCTGATGCGCCGCTACGGCCAGCCCTTCACCATTCGCGTCGATGGGGAATACAAGCAAGTCGATCCCTCGCAATGGCCCGAGGACATGGAGATCAATGTCAAGGTTGGTCTCGGCTCGGGCACGAAGGACGAGCGCCTGGCGTATCGGAACATGGTCGCCCAATCGCATTCGCTGCTGATGGGCGCTCAGGCCCCGATCTGCACGTGGGAGAACGTCTATAACAACCTGACCGCCGCCGCGAAGGATGCCGGACTGGCGCCGAACGACCTCTACACCCACCCTGACGATGCGCCGCAGCAGGAACCGCAGCCCGATCCGGCGGTGATGAAGCTGCAAGCCGAGCTTCAGTTGAAGCAGCAGCAGTTGATGCAGGCCCAGCAGGACAGCCAGGCGAAGATCGCGTTGATGGCGCAGAAGGGCGCGAGTGACGCCCAAATCGCTCAGGCGCGAATGGAGAGCGAGACGCAACTGGCCCTCCGCCAGCAGAACATCGACGCATTCCTTCAGGCGCACGAAATGGCGATTGAGGCCCACAGGCACGCTGCCGAACAGCGGCGCGCCGAGGCGGAGAGCAAAGCGAAAGTCACATCCCTCCGCAAGGGTGGGAAGCTGAACAAATGACCCGCTATGTCGTCGGCCGCGCGAAAGCCGCCAAACCGCTCTACATCGAAACCCCGCTGTGGGATGATGCCGAGCCGATGCGCCCCATCCTCACGGTTGACGGCCCCGAGGCGGCGGACACGGGCCTGATTACAGCAACGGGTGAGCCGATCTTTCGCCTGCCAGAGCCAATGGGGTTCCATAAGCCATGACCCCCAGCGAGCGCATCGCCCGCGCGCATCGCGCAGAACGGGCGCTGGAAGAGTTCATTACGCCGATCCTGGCCGAATGCCGCGAGACCTACACCGCGCGGATTATCGAGGTTGCGGCCACCGAACTGAACCCGAAGAAGCGGGCCGACAAACTCACTGCCCTGTCAACGGCAATGCGAGTCCTGGACAGCTTAGAGAACGGGATCCAGGCCGTCATGCTCGATGGGCAGATGGCCGAGAAGGATAGGCTCCGCGCCGATAAGATGGAGCGCATGACGCCGTCCGAGCGGCGCATCTTCGGACTCGTGCCAACACCATAAAAGATAAGAGCGGGGCCAACCCGCCGAGAGTTTCGCTACCCGCAAAAACGAGCCGCAAAGTGGACGGGGAATGGCCCGAAAGCGAGCCGGTAACGGTCAAAGCCAAGCCGGGGGGCTGCCGCCAGAATGTGGCGCGGCAATCAATAGGTGACTGATGACCCAGCAGGCTAACGAGCCCGCAGTCGGAGGTGACGACCATGTGGTTGCTGCCGAACTGACGCCCGAAGACCGTTTGAATGCGGCGTTTGCCGATCCAGAAAACCACAAGGAAGACGAGGACGATCCGGCAGAGGCGGGGGGTGAAGACCCATCCGCTGAAGATGCCGAAGACGATCTGGAAATCGAAGCGGAGGAAGACGAGCTTCCGCCCATCGAGGCCCCGGTATCGTGGGACGCCGAAGCCAAGGAGCGCTTCGCCAAGCTTTCACGCGAGGACCAGGAGTATCTGGCGAAGCGTGAGGGTGAGCGCGAGCGGTTCGTCCAGCAGAAAGCGCAAGAAGCAGCCGGCGTGAAGCGGGAGGCTGAGCAGGCGGCAATAAGCCAGCTTGCACAGATCGAGCGCGGCTATGCCCAACAGCTTCAGCAGATTGCCGCCCAGTTCGATGTTCCGGAACCGGACATGGCGCTGATCGCGACCGATCCCGTGACCTACGCCATGCAGGCGCGAGCATATCAGAACGCCCAAGCCCAGCGTCAGCAGACGCAGCTGCAAGCGGAAGAGCTCGCCCGTCAGGCCCAGGCTCGCGAAGCTGAAGCCGATCGCTTGTTCCACGCGGAACAACGCCAAGCACTCGTCCAACATTTTCCCGAATATCTCGACCCCACGACCGGGCCGAAGCTCCAAACCGAGCTGTCGGCCGTCGCCAGGGAGTTGGGCTATTCGCCCGAGCTGATCGCGCAGGCCCGCGCCTCCGACATTCTTGCGATGAAGACCGCTGCTGAGTGGAAGGTGAAAGCCGACCGCTGGGATAGGGCCAATTCAAAGAAGATGGAGAAGGTGCGCGCGGCCAAGACGCTGCCGAAGACTACGACCCCAGGCTCAGCCAAGGCCCCAGGGGCGGCGCGGCAAGCGGCATACGCATCAGATCGCGACGCCATGAAGCGCGGGGACAGGGACGCCACAATGCGTGTCCTCGATAGCTTCTTCACGCAACCCAAATAACGAAAAGAGACATAGAAAATGTCCGTTCCTTCAGGCACTTACCAAACCTACCAGGCGGTGGGTCGTCGGGAAGACCTTACCGATGTCATCCACGACATCTCCCCGACCAAAACGCCCTTCATGTCGAGCATCGGCAAGGGCAGCGCTGAGCAGAAGAACCACGAGTGGCAGACCGACGTTCTGGCCGCCGCTGACGGCACCAACAAGGTGATCGAAGGCGACGATCCGAGCAACGATTCCGCGACTGCGACGGTGCGCCTGGGCAACTACACGCAGCTCATGGACAAGGTGATTCAGGTCGCTTCGTCCAACCGCGTCGGCTCGAAAGCCGGTCGCGGCGACGAGCTCTCCTATCAGCGCTCCAAGCGCATCAAGGAGATCAAGCGCGACATGGAGGCCCGTCTGACGGGTAACTATGCCAGTGCGGCAGGCGCTGCGGGCACGGCCCGTGAGTGCGCCGGCTTCGAGGCGTGGATCCAGACGAACTACTCGCGCGGCACGGGCGGTAGCTCAACCGCGTTCTCGGGCGGCATCCAGGCCGCTGCCACGGATGGCACTCAGCGCGCGTTCGACGAGTCAATGTTGAAGACGGTCCTCGCTTCGATGGCCGACAACGGCGGCGAGGTCGATGGCGCGTTGGTCCTGCTCGGTTCGTTCAACAAGCAGGCCGCCTCGACCTTCGAGGGTATTGCAGCCCAGCGCCAGCAGGCAGGCGGCAATCTCGCGACGATCGTTGCCGGTGCGGACGTGTATGTGTCCGACTTCGGTCGCGTGAACATGGTTTATAGCCAGTTCTCGCGCTCGCGCTCGGCCCTCGTGGTCGATCCCGAGATGTGGAAGCTGTGCTATTACCAGCCCTTCAAGGTCGAAGACCTCGCCAAGACGGGCCACAGCGACCGCCAGCTCCTCAGCGTCGAGTTCACGCTTGAGGCCTGCAACGAAAAGGGCAGCGGCGTGGTTGCGGACCTGACCACGAGCTAACGCCCGACAACGAGCTAGTCTCAAACAGAAAAGGCGGCGGGAGGGCAACTTCCCGCCGTTCTCTCATGAACAAACGACTGCTCGACTACGACCCGGCAACGGGTCTCAAGACGTTCCATTCCTATGACGAGACGGAGGAT